ACGCCGCCGGCAGCTCGGGCCAGCGCGGCAAGGTGATAGATGAAGCGCCGGAACCCCCAATCGCTCGACGGGCCGGCGTAATTGATGACCTCGCCGGCATCGCTGAATTGCCCCGGCGTCGCCGCGCCGAGAAAGGCCGCGACCTCGGCGGCGACATTCTGCCCGGCGGTCGCCCTGATCCGGCCCCGCCACGGATAAGCGCCTTGCGTGCCGACCCCGCCCGGATCGGGCAGCGTGCCGCCGGCGACGTCCATCATCATAAACGGATACATCACCACGCGCTTTCCGCGCCGGCGCAATTCCTGAATTGCCCGGATCACGGATCGGTCATCGGGCGATGACCCGAAAGCCGGCTTGTCGCCCACGCGCGAGACGGCGGTCGCGGTCGCCCGCGTTAGCCCGGCGACGCGCCACGAATAGGGCTCGGTTTGCTTTGTCTTGTCCTCGACCCTCGGCTCGATCCGGCATTGCCCGGCGCGCAGATCGGTCCCGAACCACGCGACCACAAGCGCAACCGTGTCAGCCTCGGGCAGCACGCCCGACAGGTTGTCGAGCGAAATCGAAAGGTCGGACTTGTCCGAATATCGGTGACAGTTTTCGGCAAACTCGCCCGTGACCTCGCCGCCATCCGACAGCGTGACCTTGCGAACCGGCTCGGGCATGTAACCCCATTCCGTCGAGCCGGGAATAAGATCGACGCCCCGGATCAGGGTTTCAAGCTCGCCCGACCGCCCCCACGCCTCGACCTTGACTTGCGGCAGGCGGTTGCCGAAATCGGCCAGCGGGAACCGCTCGAAAACCAGATAAGCAAGGCCGCGATATGCCGGCGCCGAGCCCTCTTTCGCCACGATCAGCGGATCGGCGACTTGCAGCTCGCCGCCCCGATAAAAGCGCACGTTGTGCTTTGACAGGTCGATCAGCTTGTCATCGGCCCAGACCCGGCCCCACGCGCGAACCGGCCCCTCGCAGATCGCGACGGCAAAGTTTGCGAAATAGGCATATTCGGTCGATTCAACGGAAGGACCGCCACCCTTGCCGCCGACTTGCTCGGTCGAGGTTGTCACGACTTCCTCAAGGCGCGTTGCCCAGATGACTTGCCCCGCAATCGCGGATCGGCCCTCAAGGGCCGGGATGCCGGCCCCCTCTTGCGAGGTCATCACGTCCAGCGATTCGACGCGCGGCCCCTCGACCCTTTGCGTTCCGCCCGACTTGAGGCGCGCGTCGATCATCTGCCCGGCGATTGCGCCGGCGGCCTGACCGAGAACCGCCGCGCCGATCCCGAGGAAAGAGCCGCCGATTTGCGCGCCGATAGCCTGACCGACAGCGGCAAGAGCGATTGTCGCCATTGCAAACCCCCATAAACGAAAAAGCCCGGCGCGCGTGATGCGAACCGGGCGAAAAGATCGAAGGATCGAAAGCCGTCAGATCGGCCAATCGGGCGGGCGGTATCCGGCAAGAAACGCGGCCAGCGCGACGCCGGCAGGGCCGGGCGCCTTGTCCCGCCCCTCGATTTCCGCAACCCGAGATTGCGAGCCGTATTGCAACAGCTTTGCGAGCTGCGCTTGTGTCAACCCCAACGCCTCGCGGCCCGCCTTGAACTCTTGACCCGTCATCGCGGCCCCCTTGCCATATCTCAGGCAAGACATATGCGGAAAACGGATAAGAGCGCAAGCCCTCAGGCGGCAGGAAAGGCGACCCGAAAGGCGATCCGGTCGGCATAGCCGCCGAGCGGAACCTCGACCACGCCCAGCCCCTCGGCAGCATGGATCACGCCGCCACCGTGCGACATGATCCCGACATGCGCCTCGCGCCCGCCGACCCGAAAGGCGATCACGTCGCCGGGGCGCGGATCATGGGGCGCCGGCGCCAGATGCAGCGCCGCCGCCGAAAAGAGCGGGCGGCCCGATGCGCTCGCCCAATCGGGGCGCCAGCCCGGAACCGGCACGACCGGCCCGCCGGTCAGATCGGCCAGGACGCCCCGGATCAGCCCGACGCAATCGCAGCCGGCACCCCTCAGGGCCGCGCCCAGGACATAGGGCGTCCCGACCCACGCGCGGGCCGCCGCGACAACCGCGTCAGGCGCAGCAAGGTCAGCCAAAGCGCGACCCCCCGTCCTGACCCGGATCGCCCCGGCGGGCGTATTCGGTCACGGCGGTATTGCCCGGCATATGCGGACAGCCGCGAAAATTGTCGGCATTGCCGAACCGATCCCGACAGGTCGCGAACGCCTTGTCGCAACCGACCGTGACCTCGACCAGATCGCCGACCGCCGGCGCGACCGCCGGGCGCCGCCAGAGGTTCAAGACGGTTTGACCGCCGGATCGGGACGCCGCCCGGACTTCCAGCGCGTCGAGCCCGACCCCGGCGCCCGAGGTCGCCCGAGCCTGCCCGCGCGCCAGATGCGCGACCGGCAGCGCGCCGAGGCCCGAAACCGTCACGCTCAGGCCCGAGGCCGCGACAACCGTTCCGACCGCCCGGCGCCCGGCGACCGCCAGATCGACCCGACAGCGACCGTCGCCGAGCCGCGCGTCGCAGCTCGCCAGAAAGGTTCGCCCCTGCGGTCGATCCAGACCGGCGGCCCGCGACCGCAGCTCGGCGCGGAACCCGCCGGCGGCGCGCTCGATCCCGCCGAGCGTGAACCGCCCGAGCCGCGTCGCCGCGCCCGAGGTCCAATCGACGTCGAACGCCTCGACCTCGGCGCCATCCCATAGGCCGGCGGCAATGTCGCGCTCGGTCAGGGTCGCCGATGACAGGCCGCCGGCGGCGTCCATTTCATCCGGCGCAAGCCCGATTGCGGCGGTCGCTTCACTCGGCGCCAGCGCCGCCGAGGGCTCGCAAGAGACGCCTTGCACGGTCAAGGCGCGGTCATGGTCGCAGAACCCGAAGGCCCGGCCATCGCGCCGCCTGACAATCCATGCGCCGGCGGTTGTCGTCGCGGTCATCTTGACCCCCTCTTTTTGACCCGGCGCGGATCGACAGGCGCCCGCCGGGGCGCGATGAAGCCCGGCCCGAGCTGGGCGCGCACGCGCTCGATTATGACGGCCCGCGTCACCGTGCGGACCAGCGTATAACGGCCAAGCGACCAGCCGATCAGGACCGCCGCCGGCATCATCAGGAAATCAGGTATCAAGATCGTCTCGCACCTCGACTAAGGACACGTCAGGAACCGCGCCCGATCCGGTTATGTCATCGCGAAAATAATTCAGATCATGCCCGATGACGTCGGAATTGAACCGGACAGGGACAAAGAACCGAAAGCCCGCCGTGATCGGCACGCCCGCCGCCGGCGGCGTCGTGAAGGTCACGACCCCCGACAGGTGATCGACCGACCAGCCGGCGCCCGCCTCGACCCCGCCGCGCGCGACGCGAACCGTCCCGCGCTCGGGTTTCGTGATCGGGCGCCAGTAGGGCCGCAAGGTTCCATATCGTTTCCGCAGGCGGAAAGAGACGGTCACGCCGTCGCCGGTGCCGATATTCTGATCGCTCGGCGCCGGGGCGCCGCTCGGCTTGCATGACTTGTAATCGGTCCAATCGCGGAACCGGAAACCCGACAGCATCCCGCGCGCATCCTCGAAAAGATCGGCAACGGCGGCCAGATCATCCGCCGAGCGGATGCCGAGGCCGGCGTTCCAAGATCGCCGCGAGTGATACCACCGCGAATTGCGTTCCTCGAAACCCGAGGCAAGAGCGGCGACGTTGGTTCGCCGCTCGATAAAGCCCCGCGTTCCTTGAGCGACCGAGCGCGGAAACTCGACGTCAAGAAAATCAGCCGCCATTAGCTGCCCCTTTGCCCCATCGCCACCGCCTGCGAAATCTGCGCCCCGATTTGCGTTCGCGACGCTTGGAACGCGGCAGGGTTTGGCGTGTGAATGTTGACCGTGACCGGCGCCCCGCCGCCCGACGCTTGACCGCGCCGCGTGACTTGGACCTTTTCACCCTCGGACAGCCTCAGGCGAACTAGGTTTCGATCCATGCCGCCACGCCCGCCGATGACCCCGGCCTCGCCGCCGGTATCGAGCCCAGGAATTGCCGACAGGGCCGCCGACAGCTCGTCGCCGCCACCGCCGAAGAACCCCCCGAACGCGCCGCCGAAAACATTGCCAGCAATGCCCGACAGCCCCGAGGCCGCCCCCTGCGCCACGCGGTCGAAAACCGACGAAATCATCTGATCGGCCCACCGCGAACCGCTTTCGAGGATCGTGTCGAAAAACGACCCCATCGAAAGCTCGCCCTCGCGCGCAAGCGCCAGCATTTCGCCGACCGCGCCCTCGGTCAGATCAGCGAACGAACCCGCGACCGCGCCCGTCGCGGCGGCGGCAGGATCGACCAGCTCGCCGCCAAGCCGGCCCATTTCGCCGGAAACACCATCGACAAGGGCCGGCATATGAACCCCGCCCACGCCCTGCGCCAAGGCACGAAACGAATTGCCGACAGTATCGTTCGCGGTCAAAGCCGGATCGACCATTTCGCCGTCAAGGCGCCGCATTTCGACGCCGATGTCATCGACCAAATCGGGAATGTAAGAGTGCCCGACAACCCGATCCCACAGCTCGAAAAAGGCATCGCCGACCGCGCGGATTTTCGCCTTTGCGCCCTCGAAAATGGCGCCGAGCTTATTCAAAAGCCACTCTTGCACGCCCGCGACAAGGTTGCGGATCGAGGCCATTGCCGCCGGAAACAGCCAATCGAAAACGGCACCGATCGCGCGCACGCCCAAAACAACCGCATTGAACGAAAGCGGCAGAACCGCGAGATTGCGGGCGAACTCGACAGGACTATTCATTGCCATGTCAAAGGCCGCCTTGAGCGCATCCCATGCCGCGACGAACCCGTCAGCGATGAAGCCGGCAAGCCCCTTGAGCGGTTCCCACAAGGCATAGATCGCAGCCCCGAAGGCCGCGAGCCCGGCGATCACCAGAAGGACCGGCGCCGAGATTGACCCGATTGTCAGGACCAGCACGCCAAGGCCGGCCAGCACAGGACCGACCGCGACCGCGATCAGACCGAGCGCAATCGAGAAATTGCGGACAGGCTCGGGCAGCGCGAGAAAGCCATCGACCAGCGTGCGAAAGAAGGTCACGACCGGCGGCAGGATCGAGGCGATAACCCGCCCGACGTCCTCTTTCAGATCACCCCAAGCGTTTTTCAGCTGATCCAGCGGGCCAAGGCCGGCCAGCGCCGCAGCGCGGGCTTGCCCGCCATATTGCGTCGCCAGAATGTCGAGGATCGCGCCTTGAGCCTCGGCGACTTGCCCGGTTTGAACAAGCGCCTCGATCACCTTTTTCTGATCCTCGGAAAAGGCGACGCCGACCTCGCCGAGCGCGCCCAGCCCCTTTATCGGATCATTCAAGGCTTTGCCGAGCATGATCGCCGAGGATTTCGGATCGCCGTTAAGGACGGTAGCCATATCGAGCGCCATCTCTTGCGTTCGGGCGAAAACGTCGCCTTGGATACGGTCGAAGGTCAACAGTTGCGCGGTCACGCCGTCGAGAATTGCCTCGTCGCCGAACCGCGTCACGCCTTGCAGCGCGCTTGCCATCTTGAACAGCTCGGCGGCGCTGAAACCGGCGGCCTGCCCCGTCGTCTTGACCGCTTGCTCGACCTTGGCTTGCGCGCGCATTTGCACATCATACAGCCCGAGGCTATCGCGGAAAGCCAGCATCACGGGCGCCATAGACGCCGACATGACACCGCCGAGCTTGGCGGTTGACCGCCCGAACGCCCGCATCTTGGCTTGCGCCGCGTCAACCGAGCGCGTGACGCCCCCGAGCCGCTTTTCGACGGCAGCAAAGGCCGCCGCCGTTCGGTCGCGAGCAAGGATATTGAAAACCAGATCGCGCAAGGCCATGCGTCACCCCCCTTTCGATTGTTCGGCTTTCCACGTCAGAAAGGCCGCCCATCCGCGCAACTCCTCGACCGGCATGTCGAGAACCTGACCCAAGGTCAGGCCCAAGGCATAGGCCAGCCCGTAAAGATCGCGCGTTTCGGCGTCGCCCTCGATCAGTTTCCCAAATCATCCTCGTCGGAAATCCGCAGGATCGCTTTTGCGACGCGGGCGATCACGTCGGGGTCGATTTCCATGTCGAAGGCGCGGCGCGTCGCGGCGTCATCGCCAAAGGCGCGCGTGCCGTCCTCGTTTTGCAGGAACAGGATGACGGTCAGCGCAAGGCGCGCGGTCCCGTCGCCCTTGGACCGACGCTCGATGGTTTGGCGGTTCGCCATCGACAGCGCGGGCGCGTAGAAGGTCGCCGGCTCGCCGTCCTCGCCCCACTCGGGAACGCTGATCGCGGCGCGTTGCATGTTGGAAAAATGGGCGCGGGCTTTCGAGAGAACGTCGGACATGGTGCAGCCTTTCCGGGCAGAATGAGGAAACAGAAGCCGCGCCCGGCGGATCATCCGGGCGCGGTCGAGGTCAGGTCGGGATTGCCGCCTCAGGCGATGCGGGTTGCCTCGGTCAAGGCGCCCTTGTTGGCGAAATTGAGCGAGACAATCGGCGTCCCGTCCTTGGCCGACGAAAACGGCGTGCCGGTGACAAGCGCCCGGCCCGAGAAATAGCCGGTGCCGACCTCTTGCCCGCCGGGATTGAGGTTGAACTCGAAAACGTCCCCCACGTCAGGCCGGGCGGCATCGGCGAAATCGAGATAACACTCGATTGAGCCCGAGAACTTTTTGATGGTCGGATCGTTGTCGGACCACTCGTCGCCCATCGACCACGTTTCGTTGGTATCGACCGAGACGTCGAGGTTCCACGATTGAACATGCAGCAGGCGCGACCCGGCGCCGGTGCCAATCGTGATCGCCCCGTCCTTGCCTTTCATAATCGCCATTAGAAAACCCTTTCGAGGATCAGGCGCGAAAGGCCCGTGCCATCCGGCACGACCTTTCGCAGCGTGTAACGGTTCCCGCCGGCGACAACCTCGTCGCGATCCGGCGTCAGCCAAGCCGGCAGCGCCGAGGCCGGCGCCGCCAAGGTCGGCAGCACGGTCGAGACGCCGCCGCCGAAATCATCGACGGCGACGGTCGATCCCGCCGCCGTAAAGATGCCGCGAATATCGACGCGCGGCCCGTTCGGGGCGATCAGCGTCACCGCCTCGGCGAAATCATCGCCGAAAAAGGTCGCCCAATCGCCGGCGCCGATCATGCGTCGCCGGCCTCGCCGTCCTGGGCGTCGCCCTCGTCGCCATCCTCGGCCACGGCCTCAAGGTCGGGCAGGCCGCCGGCATCGCCCGCAGGCGCGTCAGGCGCCGCCACAGGCGCCGAAACGCCCGCCGCCGCAGGATCAGCCGCCGGCGCCTCGATCACGGCGTCAGCGCCGCGATTTTGCCGCTTGCGGGGCGCCTTGACGGCAACCGCCGCCGCAGCCTCGACCAGCGCCGCAGCCTCGGCGGCGACCGCCGCGACCAGCTCGCGCGCCTCGACCTCGACAGCACGCCCGCGCTTGACCAGCTTGTCGGCGACAAGATCGGGCAAGGGCGCGGTCGGCTCGCCGGTCGCCTCAAGCCATGCGCCTTGATAGAAGGCGGGCGCGACCATCAGAACGGCGCGGCTCATGCGTCACCCCCGGATTTAAGGGCGATGCCGGTCGAGGCGACGGCGACCGCGACCTCGGCAGGCAAGGGCGTCGCCGTGATCGAGGCCGCCGGGCCGGTTGTCCGCATGACAACCGTGTCAGCCGTGCCGGGAAAGGCGCCCTCGGGCTTGTCAGGGTCGCCCCGCATCCGGTCGAGGGCATCGACCACCACGCGGGCCAGCTCGACCACGCTCGCGCCGTCGATCTTGTCGGCGGTCACGGCGGCAAAGATCGCCGCGCCGATGATCGAGGCGACGTTGACGGTCATCGGATCGGCCAGCGCCTCGGCGCCGGGAATGAAGGAAACGACCAGCGGCAGAAGGCCACCGATAAAGGCCGCAATCGCCTTGCGGTAAAGTTGGAACGCAGCAACCATGCCGACCCCCATGTCAGAACCAGAAAGGGCCGCCCCCGGATCGGGGCGGCCCGGCGTCAGATCAGCCGATCAGCTCGCGCGCTTGCGGGCGAACGATTGCTCATGCCGCACGATGAAATCGGTATCTTGGAACGCCGTCACGCGGATCGCGCCCGATGCGCTTTCGGTGTAAGGATCGACCAGAATGTCGAGCCCGCCCCACGAAGCGATCACCAGATCGGCCCAATTGCCGAACCAGACGTCGCCGCCGCGAACCTGCGCCGAGTCAGGCGCGGCGAAGCCCAGCAGCTTGCCCATTTCGGCCATGATCGGCGTGTCGCCGCCGGCGAACTTGGGCGTTCCCATCAGGGCCGCCGTTTCCAGCGGATGCAGCAGGAACCCGAGCGAGCCGCGCGCGGCGTTCGCGGAACGAACCGCCGACCACAGCGCCAGAATGTCGGCATAGGACCAGACGCCCGGCGTCGCCGTCGCCGTCTTGCTGACGCCGGCCTTATCCTCCAGACCCTCGGGCGCGTTCGCCTCGGCGCTGCCATAGACGGCGCAGCGGTCGATTTCCAAACCGATGCTTTCGGCGAAATCCATGCGAACCAGCGACTCGACGTCGAGGCTCGATTGCATCAGCAGCTTGCGCGACAGTTGCGTGCGGGCCGAAAGGGTTTTCGGGCTCGCCGAAACCTGACCGATCCGCAGGCCCGAGGATGCAACCGAGCCGTCCTCGTCCACCCAACCGACATTGGCGGCGGCGAGCTTTTTCGGAATGTCGATGTTCCCGACCAGACCGCCCAGCATCCGCGCGCCCAAGCGCGGCAGAACGGCGGTTTCGCGCAGCATGTCGATGAAGGAACCCGCGAGCAGGTTTGTTGCGACCGTGTTGCCGCCATAGCCGCCGGCAGGCACGCCGCCGCCGACCGTCATGTCGGAACGCTTGCCGAAGGCCGAGGATTGCAGCACATCGACCGGCACCAGCGCCCCGCGGATTTCGCCCTTGTGCTTGGCGGCGGCAGCGGCGGCACATTCCAGCTCGAAACCGGCGGCATTGCGCTTGGACTTGTTCGCGGGGTCGGACAGATGGTCGATCAGGCGAACGAAGGAAAACCCGCGTTCCTCTTTCTCGGTCAGACCGATGCGCGCCTCGCGGGCGCGGCTCGCGGTCGCGTCGGGCGATGCGACGAAATCCAGCGCGCGCAGGTTGAACGCCTCGGCGCTTTCGCCCGAGCGCACGGCGGCGCCGATGACGTCGGCACCCATGCCCATGCGGGCGCCGACCGATTGGATATGCTCGGCGCGGGCGCGCTCGGCGGTCAGGATCGCGCCGGCATCGACGGGCGCGGAACGCTGGCCCTCGCCCTCGGTCACGGCAGCGGCGGGAACGGTCGAGGCGTTGGTTTTGTCGGACATTGTGTCACCTTCCACAGCGATTGAAACAGTTTCGGCGGCGTCGTCGGATCGACCGACGCCGACAGTCGCGTCAGCCGGCACGGCGACAAGACTGATTTCGTAGGGTTGCCAGCGCACCGCCCGCAGGATCGGGGCGCCCTCGCGCTCGCCGGTGCGGGCGAACCGCAGGACGCGATACCCGACCGAGACGGCGAAGCCCTCGCCGCCCTCGATCCGGGCGAGCAATTCATCGGCCTGCGCCGACGTGGCGAAGCGCACGACCGCCCAGCCCCGCCCGTTTTCGATGCCGACCGAAACAACGGTTCCGATCTTGGCGTCGATGGTCGGGCGATGATCCAGCAAAAGCGGGGCGTGCGACGTTTCCAGCAAGGAAAGATCGACCTCGCCCGAGGCATGGCCCAGGACTTCCCAACCGAAGGACCGAAGAACCTCGACCTCGGAAGAAAAGGAAAGCCGGACCTCGCGCCCGCCGCCCTCAGGATCGGCGCGCGTCAAGGCGCCCGCCGCAGCTCGAAAGAGCCGCGACGGGATTGTCATGTTTGACATTTGACCCCCGTGTCAGGTTTCGGCGTCGCCATCCTCGGCGGCGCCGGCGTTGTCCGCGCCCTCGCCCTCGCCGGCATCATCCGGCGGGGCGACAGGCGGAACGGCCCCGCCGCCCATCGTGGCAAAGGCTTGCATCGCGGCGGGAACCGGCAAGCCGGCCTCGCGCAGCATCTTGAAATCGCGCGCCATCAGGGCGACGGTTTCGTCCCAATCGCCGCCGCGCTCGGCGACGATTTCAGACGGCGCGCGCAGCATGTTCGACAGGTCGGATTGATTGGCGGTCGCGTCATCTTTCGGATTGACGGAAGGCCAGCCCCTCGGGCGCCAGCTCGCCGCAAGATACTTGTCGAGCTTGGCAAAGGGCAGGCCAACCCGCCCGGCCAAGATCGCCAGCGGCAACCAGGCGTTGAAAACCTGATCGTGCAGCGTCTCGAAAAGGTCGCGCTGAAACATGCGCCAGCTATCCCGTTCCTCGCCGCGACCGTCGCGCAGGCTCGAATAATTCGCGCCCTCGACGTCGCCGGTCAGGGCCGCATAACTGACCCCGAGGCCCGCCGCCCCGCCTTTCATCAGCGCCTTGCTAAAGCCCGCGAACTCGCCGTCAGGATAATTGCCCTTGTATTCGGCCAGATCCCAACCGGGCGGCAGGACGCCGACCGTTCCCGCCTCGATTTCGGTGATCGGCGATTGCACGTCGCCGCCACCGCCCGGCCCGTCATCCTCGGGACGCTTGAAAAACGCCATGTTCGACGCCCCGAACCGGGCCGCCGTTAAGGCCGCTTCCTCAAGGGCCGCCAGCATATTGAACCGCCGCAACGCCGTGTGCGACTCAGACGGCCCAAGGGCCGCCATCGGCTCGACCGCGCGCCAGCCGTGGACAATATCAGACGCCGGAACGCGCAGGCGTTGGACGCCGCGCGATGCGTGATATTCGGTCGGATGCGCCGAAAACAGGTGATAGGCCAGAACCCGCCCCCGCGCGTCAAACTCGATGCCCGACTCGATGAAACGGCCATCGCCTAGCGCCTCGGTGCGGTCGAGGTCGAGCAAGTCGATTGACAGGATTTCGATTTGAAACCGGAACGGCCCGAACCCGGCGCCGCGCCAGATGCGCGCCAGAAAGTTGCCCTCGCGCGCGATTGCGGTCGCGGCCATATTCTCGACTTGCCACCACGAAAACCGGCCGCACAGCGTGCAGTTGCCGCGCTTGCCCCATTCCCACCACGCCCATTCGATCCGGTCATTTGCGACGGTATCCAGCCGCCCGCCCGGATCGCGAACTTGCATCGCAAGCGCGATGCCCTGCCGCCCGATGACGTGGCGCCGAACTAACGCCTCGTAATTTCGCAGATAATCGACGTTTTGCGAGGCCCATCGCGCGTGATTGATAAGCCCCCGGATGCCCTGCCGCAGATCGGCGCGGGGCGAGGTCGGGCCGAACGCCGAGAACCGCCCGGCGATCCGGTCGGGCTTGGCGGCAGCATAGGCGCGGCCCGCGCCGCCCGGCGGCACCGCCGGCCCGCGCAAGCTCGGCTCGATCCGCACGGCGTCAGATGACCCCTGCCCGGTAATCCGGGCCATGAGCCCGGCGACCGCGCCGTGACGCCGGCTCGATAGCGTGATGCGGTTTGTCATCGAAAGCCCACCCTTTGAAACTGGACCCCGCCGCGACCTTGCTCGACCTCGACGCGGCGGGCGTATGACCCGCGAACCCGCATCAGAATATCGAGCGGCGTTCGCGTGATCGACCGGCCCTCGATAGAATAGGCGTCGCAATCCGCCGTGACCCGCCCCTCGATCCGGGCGTCGATTGCCGCGAGGATGCGCTCGGCCTGCGACCGCAGATCGCCGCCCGCCGTCGCCGGATCGGGCAGAACCTCGACCCGGCCCTCGCAACACGTCCAACGGGCGCCATCGGCGGGCCGCGTCAGAACCTCGACCCACTCATAAGAGCCGGGCGCGGCAAGCGCGGTTGCGGCGACAGCGCGCCGGGCGATCCGGCGACCATCCTCGACAACCGTCTCGACCGTGATCGGCGCCCCGCCGGCCCGAGGCCGCAGGACAAAGGCCAGATTGACACCCTCGACCGCCGGAACCTTGGACAGCCACGCCCACGAATTGCCGGCGATCAGCCGGGCAGGAACGCCGACGCTCGGCGATGACGGATCAGACATTGCCGGCCCCCTC